ATGAACGACAAACAGAACGTTACCTCACAGATTGAAGAAAGCAACATTGGTCAGATGTTCATGTTCTTCTATGATCCAAAGACAAAAGAAACTCTGCCATTCTACGATACATTCCCGCTGATCTTCCTTATTGGATTCAAAGAGAATGGGTTCATGGGCATCAATCTACACTATCTACCACCGGTTCTCAGAGCAAGATTGATGGACGCACTGTATCAAACAATCAACAATCAGAAGTACAATGATACAACCAAGTTGAGAATATCGTATCAGATTCTTGCATCTGCATCCAGATTCCGCTACTTCAAGCCCTGTGTGAAGCATTATCTCTGGGATCATGTTCGCAGTAGCTACCTAAATATTGAACCAACTAATTGGGATTCTGCGCTGATGCTACCTACCGAACAGTTCAAGAAAGCTACCAGCGAAAAGGTCTGGCGCGAGTCTAGGGCAATGATCTAATGTTCAATATCGCAGAATTTTCTGGTAACTTAAACAAGTACGGCACGATTCAGACCAACAAGTTTATGGTCGAAATTCCTGCCCCAACAATTCTTGGTCCTTCAGCGCTGGACGAAGTTATGCTGTATCGTGCAACCAATGCAAGAATACCTGGTGCTGCACTGGATGTTCAGCGTGTATTCAGATATGGTGTGGGTCCAGAGCAAAAGTTTCCAACAAATGTAAATTTCACTGATATCAATGTAACATTTGTTGATACAGTCGACAATGATATCTGGAAGAGGTTCTCTGTCTGGCTGAATGGAATTTTTGACTTCACCGGTAGCAGTGGTGGTGGCCAGGCTAGTTACACAACAGAGTACAAGCAGTACTACACTAGCGATCTAAAGATTTTTGTTTTTGATAACGAAGCAAAACTGAGAAACACTGTAGTATTGAAAGAAGCATTCCCAACCACTATCAGTGAGGTTGGTGTATCGTGGAGTGAAAACAACAAGCTGTATGAATTCTCTGTTGGGTTTGCATTTAAAGAGTGGTACTTTGATGGTTACGGAGTTGGACAGCCATTTAGAAGTGGTGCTACGCTAGGACCTGCGCAAACAACCACGCCAAGACCAACACCACCAGTTTCAACACCTAGACCCACATCGCCACCACGATCTGATCCCTTTGGTTTGAGTGCAACACCAAACAACGAAACAGGAACACAGGGTCCAGCCAACTACGGCTCGTTCAACTTTTAACATTTGACTTTGGAGTTATATTATGCCACTGCCTAAGATCAAGCATCCTATCTATGACTTTGCCGTGCCTTCAACTGGCAAAAAGGAATCTTTCCGACCATTCCTGGTCAAGGAAGAAAAGATTCTGCTGATGGCAAAGACATCAGAGGAACCCAATGAAATCCTCAGAGCTGTCAAGCAGGTAGTCAACAACTGCGCTGTGAGCAAGTCATTTGACATTGACAAGCTAGCCATCTTTGACATTGAATATCTGTTCATGCAGCTGAGAGCAATCTCTGTGAACAACATTGTTAACGTCTCGTACAGAGACAATGAGGATGATGAGATCTACGAGTTTGCTATTGATCTCAAGAAGGTTGAAGTCAAGTTCCCAGAAAAGGTCGACCGTGTAATTAAAGTCACGGACAAAGTTGGTATCCAGATGCGCTACCCACCTGCATCCATCTTTGACGACAAGGAATTCTTCAAGTCTGGTGACGATGCTTTCTACGAGCTGGTTGTGCGCTGCATGGATAAGATCTACGACGGTGATGATGTCTTCAACCCTGCAGATCACACCAAGGAAGAGGTTGAGCAGTTCCTTGACGACTGTGGCATTGAGACGTTTGAGAAGATCCAGCTGTTCATGACCAACGTACCAAAGCTGTACCACAAGCTGGAATACAAGAACAAGAATGGCAACGACAGGGTGATTGAGCTAACGTCGCTCACTGATTTTTTTACGTTGGCCTAAGCCACAACTCACTGGAGAACTATTACGTCTCCACGTTCTCGCTCGTTCAGCATCATAAATATTCAGTTGCAGATGTTGAAAATCTTTATCCGTTTGAACGTGACATCTTTGTCGAAATGCTCCTGCAATACCTGAAGGAAATTGAAGAGCAGAGGAAACAAAATGGCTAGATTTAACAAACCGGATATTGACGATGATGATCACGAGCCAAAGCCAGCAGAGGATGAGGTAAGAGCGGTTAACAACATTCCGCCACCTCCTCCTCCTATCATTCGTGCAGCAAACAATCCACCTACAAATACAACAGCAGCGCCACCACCCCCATCGTTTACACCATCGCCAATGGGTGGAGCTATGGGAGGAGTAGGAGCAATGAATCAAACACAGATGAATCCTGCAGTTGGTCTAGCGCAGGCCGAGATTGATTCTAAGGTTGCTGATCACCAGATGGCAAAGCAGGATGAGCCCTGGGTCAAGGCATACTGGCGTCCAGCCATGGGTTGGTTGTACATGGCGATGTGCGCATTTGACTTCATTATCTTCCCATTGATCACAATCATCCTTCCAATTTTCCAACACAACTTTGGTATTCAGATGCCGTACACAGAATGGAAGAGCCTGACGCTATCTAATGGTGGTCTGATCCACCTTGCGTTTGGTGCTATCCTTGGTGTGGCTGCATTCACTAGAAGCCAAGAGAAGATAGCAGGTAAGGCTTAATGTCAGGAACTCTACCATCAGCTAATACACCATCGCTAGGTGGTAGAGTTGCTAGTGCCGCAGCTAGGGGAACATTGAGAGTTGGTTCTTATGCCTTCTCAAGAATGTTCCCCACTGTTGCTAGAGCTATGAATACAACAAGAAGAGCTCCAGACCCTGATAGTATTAACACCTCGAGTGAAGATATTAATAGAAATCTTCACAGGCAGGTTGGGTTTACAAGAAGAATTCTTGACAATCAAATAGAGCAAAATAGACTGCTTGAGAGGTTGCTGCTTGTGTATCAAACAAGACAACCACAGGCAGCAACACCTATAGTACCACCTCCACCCTCTATACCTAATGTTGCCGGCAACGTTGAGATTGACTTGCCCGGTTTGCCTGATCTTCCGGATAGAAGACAACCACCTCGGCCACAGACGCAACAGCAAAGACCTGCTCCTAATAGACAAAGAAGCTGGCTCCGCCGCTATCTGACTTACATGAAAAGAAGATCACCACGCCTGTATAGAGCTATGGCTAGAAGATTGGTTGTAGCCGCGGCAGGTGTTGCTGCACCAGGTCCAGGCTGGCTGGTAGCACTGCTCTCAGGTTTGAGTAGCGTGTTTTTGGCTTATGAAGTATACAAGGTTTATCGTGATTTTATGGCGAGCAATAGCGAGGAGGAAGATGAAAACATAGAAAATGATCTTCCAAGCGAAGAAGAAGCTGCAGCTGCTGAAAGAGAAATAGACCCTGCTGATGTAGCAGATCCACATGGGTTGATTGAAAGAACACCAGTTATACCAGCACCGGTTGCTACTGGTCCTCTGAGGTTTATTGAGTTCAATTCACGTGTGAGAGGATCAAGAGGCACACCTGAACAAGAGCAATTGATAAGATCTGCAGCTCAAGCTATGAATATAGATCCTAACAATGTAACTGGTGGCTCTCTTGAGGGCAGTAGAGTAACGACTATCAACGTTCGTGGAAGAAGAGATCCTATACGTGTACCGCCAGCTGCGGCCCTAGCAGAACCTGTTACACCATCAAGAGAACAACTGCTTGCTGCTAGAACAACTCAAATTCAAGCTATGTTGGCATCTGCTCGAATAGAAGCGGACGAAGCTGAAAGAAATTCTGTCTGGCAGCTGCCAATATCTAGCATGGCGCCATCTGCTGCAGCACAGCTGGCAGCTGTCAGAGTTGAGGGTGATACAATATACTATGACTTTGAACGAATCAGGTTTGAAGCTGACCTTATAAAGTTTGATGGCCTGTCGCTACCAACAAGAAATACAGTTGCCGAACCAGCAGCTGCAGCACCAGCCGCAGTTCCTCCACCCTCTGCTACTGTTGCGGCCGCTATACCTCCTATGGCTGCCACAGCAGCAACAGCAGGCCCGCAGCCAATGCAGGTTGCTATTCAGCCTCCTACTGCATCACCAATGATTCAAGGTATGATGGACAGAAGGCAACAAGCAGGAACACCTAACGCCGGTTCTGCAGCTGCAGCTATGCAGTTCTTCCAGTCAAGAGGATGGACGCCTGCACAGGCTGCCGGCTTTGCAGCAAACCTACAAGTAGAAAGCAACTTCAACCCAGCAGCTGTTGGCGATGGTGGTAGAGCTTATGGTATTGCTCAGTGGCATCCGGATAGACAAGCAGCATTCCAGAGATGGGCTGGTCGCGACATCCGCGGATCAACGTTTGAGCAGCAGCTTGAGTTTATGCAGTTTGAACTCACACAAGGTAATGAGAGAAGAGCTGGCACGATGATTCGCCAGGCTACCACTCCAGAGCAGGCAGCTGCAATGGTTGATCAGTACTACGAGAGATCAAACGGGCATGCCCGCCAAAGAAGAATGCAGCTTGCAGCATCGTTTGCTGGAAACGTGCCGGTCACTGCAGGGCAGCAACCAGTACAAACACCAGCATCTTCTGCACCAGCGCTAGCACAAGCATCTACTGAAAGAGTTGTTGCTGATAGAGAGCAAATGAGAAACACCCAGATACTTCTCGACACATTCAACGCAAGGCTAAGTCAAAGACCTGGTCAGCCCAATGAGCAAGCAGCTGCAAGGCAATCAAAGAAGCAGGAGCAGGGTGTTGCTGAGGTTCCACTGAGAAGCAGAATCCTTGAAGCATTCAATTATTTGACCCAAGCATCGTAAAAAAGGTGTTGTATGCCAAAATTTAAATATGATCCAAAAGAAGAGATGAGAAGGGAGAACGAGAGAAGAGCCGCCATGGGTCTGCCTCCTGTCCCTCCTGATTTTAGCGATCTCGAAGCAAAAGAAAACGAACGCCGCGCTGCTATGGGACTTCCTCCATCGCCACCTGGTGCATGGGATCCTATCCCCATGATGAGTAGCAATAGTAGGCTACCACGTCCGCGCAAGGCTGTAGAAAAGCCTGTAGAGCTTCCTGAAAAGAAGGAGATGGAGCCTGACGATTCTATCGTTGTTGCTGATAAAAATGATAACCTGGCCAAGGTTGGAACAGGTTCACAGAGTCAAGGCGCGGGCGAAGCTTCAACACAGGCGCCTGACACTGGTCAAAGATCAGGTGCTACCAAAAGCTTAATTCTTCGACTAGGATCACTGACCTTCAATAAGATGTTCCCAACTCTGGGAAGATTGATGGAGGCATTTGATAACAGAATCAGAAAGCAGGACAGTGACCTTGAAAGAGTCAATGTCAACAACCAAGAGAATGCTAGACAGGTTTCAAGATCTTCTGTTTTCCTCAGTAGGATAGCAGAAAACCAACTGAGAACTAATGAGCTCTTAGAGCAAATCATAACAGCTGCCTCTCAACAAAGCGGGACTCTTGTACCACCAAACCCTGCCCCCAATATCAATGCTGAGATTGAGCTAGATGGGCCTCGTAGAAGAAGAGCAGCTGCAGCCGGGCAAGCAACACCTGATCGCAGGTCTGCTGCAACACAAAGTGGTCAGGGTGCTGGTGCACCAAGACCCGGCGCCGCACCGAGCGGTAGAAATCCTGCAGCGATCATCGCAGCTAGTTTGGGATTTGCCACTGCTGGATTCGTAGCAGGTTCTGCTATCGCTGCTACGAGACCTACTGCCGCTACGCCATCTGCTCAGCAGACAAATGCAGGCGGCACTTCAGCAGCGGGGTCAGGTGCTATGCAAGAACAAACAGAAGCAGCCATACCAGCTTTGCCTGTACCACCAGCAATGACCAGAGAAGCAACTCGAAGAACTGCTGCTCCTATTACAGAGCAGGAGCAGGCTGAGTTGTTTGCAAATCGTGTACTCAATATCAAAGCAAAGGATATTATATTCAAGGCAGATAGATTTGAGTTTGATGAAGAAGCCACCGGATCTGCTGCTACGCCGTTTACTCCTACAGCGGCAAGTGCCGGGAGAGCTGCAGTTGCTGGCGCCACCGGTGCGGCAGTAGCTGGTACTTCCAGTCAGATACAAACTATTGTACAGAGAATATCTCAAGAGTTCCCCAATGTCAATGTCACATCGGCACTAAGACCAGGTGATACAAACTCACAGCATGCGCACGGCAACGCTGTAGATCTGAGTTTGAGAGGTCTTTCGCAAGAACAAAGAGCGACACTGGTTCAAAACTTGACGACTGGCAGATATGGAAATGTTGGTGGGCTAGGAACCTACAATGCAACCGGTGACCTGCTGCACGTTGATACTAGATCTGGTGCAAGAATGGCCTGGGGTCCAAATCGCTCTAGAACAAGTCTGGATCAAACACCACAGTGGTTCCAGACAGCTGTTATGCCTTGGATGGGTGGTTCTGCCACGGCAGCTGCACAGCAAGAACCATCTGGTGCTGGCCAACAAGCTGCAACACCTGCTCCATCTACACCAAGCAGTGGTGCCCAGGTGGCTCAGGCATCTGTCCGTAGCGAGGTATCTACAATGCAAAGCCAGCAGGTATCAGCCAGCCTCGGTGAAGCACCCGAGCAGCCGGCCGCACCTACTGGTTCAAGAGAGATGTCAGCTACAATGATTGATCCTAACGAGCCAGGATCAGTTGAGCCACCTGATGCAGCTCAGCGCTACGCAAAGCTATTCAACTTCGCGGCATAAAAAAAGAGGCGCTGGTTAGGCGCCTCTTTCAGTTTACTTGTTGATCGCGACTGCTGCAGCCAACTCTCGCTGAATTGCCATATCGAGCTTATTCAGTGCTCCATATACCTTATCAGCTTTGGGACCTTCAACCCACATAGAATGATCACGACCATCGTGGTCACTCCACCAGATGAGTATGCGGCCATGAACGACCGCATACTCGTAGTAGATACCCATTAGCCAGCCAGCTTCTTAAAGAAGGCCATGTCCTCGTCATCGTCCTCGGAGACGTTAGAGGGTGCAGAAGCAGCACGTTCCTGCTTAGGAGCCTGCCAAGGCAGATCATCCTCATCGTCAGCCGGCTTGCGGCTAGCAGCTGCAGCACGGGCAGCGGCAGGAGCAGCAGTACCGTTCTCGTTGATACCAAGAACCTTATTCAGCTTGGTCTGCAGCTCTTCGTAGCTCTTGAAGTTCTCAGGAGCCAGGAACGCCTGCAGGGAATGCTCGCGCTTCCAGACAGCTTCCATCTGCTCATCGTCCTCAAACAGAGGAGCAGAAGAACCAAACTCAGACTTGTCGTAGTTGCGGTAACCCTCAACGTTACGAATCTTGAGCTTGAAGTTAGCACCAGCCCACAGATCGAAAGGATTCAGTGGCTGTTCATCAGAGAACTGCGGATGCATCGCCTCGTTGATCTTGTCGAACAGCTTCTTACCAAACTTGAACAGGAACACCTTGCCGTTGTTCTCAGGGTTAGCCTGATCCTGAACGACGTAGATGTTGCAGATGTAGTTCAGCTTACGCTTCTGAGCACGAACCTGCTTGCGGCTAGG